CTTGTTCAGTCTGTAAGAATTCAACTAATTCTTTCATTTTAGGATCATTTTTCTGTTTAACATATTTAATAATATTTATCAAATGTGTGTCAGATAAATCCTTTACCAAATAAGACTTCCCATTTTGTGTAGACCAATAATAGTTGCCTCGATCTACCTCATGATTATGAGTTCGTGCCATGTTCATGTTAATAATTATAAAGAATTGCAGGTCAATGTTTGGTTGAAACCTTTTCATTGTTTTTCAGTTTGATTTGCTGTAATTGACCTTATCAGAATACGTTTGTTTTCTAAACCATATAGAGTTTGAGTTGCTGTATGTATTCTTAAAGAAATTTTATTTGAAGTGAGTAATACACTCTGACCGGGGGCTGTGACTCAGTAAGACGTGAGGAGTAACCATTTGATTAGCGATGTGATTAACAAAGCTTTCTTCATTGTCAAAGTGGATAACCTTGTTATCATCACTAAGAGAGAAAGAATTCATTTGGTCCAGACACGTAATTACTAAAGTATTTTCAGGGCTTGTACTAATGGCAAAATCCTTGGAGGCACCATACATCAAAAGTTCGAGATCAAGCACTGATGTGCGAAAATCTAACTGATACTGGTTAAATACATTTGTCTCTACCGGGTTAGGCGTGATATTAAGCGGAAATTGAGCATTAGTCATAGGGCCATTACCATGTCGTGTTTGGTAGGCTCTTGTAACTAAATAAAACTCAGGAACTTCAATTGGAAATTTCAGGATGTTGGCTGAGCCAACGGATGATGCTGTCACGTGCGGGTAAAAACCAAAAGCAGGATCTAAGAGAAGTCCTTGCGAACTTTCAAAGATGTACTCCTCTGCTTCAGGAATCCCAAAGATGCCTTGAACATGACTAGATTGAAGTAGCATATTACAGCAATACTTAAATATAGAAATTTCTTGTTCATCATACACTCCAGGTGGGTATGTAGAGCTCAACGCTTTGAGTTTCATATCCAGAACGCTTGGAAAAGCTAAATCTTCAAATAATATTGAAGCACCATTTCGTTCACGGAGGTGTGTTCTCCACACACCACAGCCGCAAGTACCGTGCTCCATATCTAAAGTTTGATTCAAGCGTTTCTCCATAGGTGTAGTCACTGGACACATTGCATCAATGTAAAGAAGGGGTTTAATGCCCTTCGATAGAAGTACTTGGAGTTCTTGATAAACTCCAATTGGATCGACAGTGCAGAATTCCGACCAATAGGTAGGATTTCCGTTTAGAGTGCCAGACCCAAAATTTGAAAATACATGCCGTATATCATCCTTGATAACGGTATGTCCGGCTTGTTGGCCACCAGAATATCTGACAACCAAAGCTTTTGGATTCTGAAGGCAAAGGTAGTTTGTCACTAATCCTTTGCCCTCATCTCCAAAGCCTAAGCCTATGACAGCTTTGTTAGCCATTAAGACTATTCAGTAACTGTCGGCTCAACTTCTTCAGCAGGTGCAGCAGCTTCAGCTGTTGCGATAGGAAGATCGGTTTCAGCTGATGGCTTGGTTTCCAAGTTTTCAGCAACCTGTTCCCATGTCTTTGCACTATAAGTGCCTTGATCCATTCCCATAGTTGTAATCTTTTAGGGGGTTAACAATATGATTAGAAAAATTAAAGCATCATGTCTGATGAAGTGGGTCTTGGGCCCTCTGGCTCAAGTACAGGTTGTGGGCGGTTGTTATAAGCTTCAATCCCCTGATTAACAGATTGAGCCTCAACCGATGAAACGATTTGTGCAATAATTGCGGGAATCTTAGTTTTGTCATCGACAAGAATAAGATTACTTCCCAACAATTGTTTCCAGCCATCCATAGTAGGCTGATGACGACCATTAGCACCTTGTCTCATATGTAAATGATAGACATGGTACTTCTTTTGAGCTTCCGCTAAAAGTTCGGCATCAGAATACGTTTGTTCTTGACCATTTCCAGTGATAGCGCTCAGTTTGCGAGCTGGATAATTCCGCAGAGTTGGTTCATCACCAACTGTGAAGAGAAATCCCTTTTTACCACGCTTTTCAAAACAGTCCAAAGACGTGTGGAATGCTGCAAAGTAGTGAGCCAACGAATAGCTTTCGCCTTCATTAGTACCGCCCCCTCTCTCGATCCACACTTTGGTTAACCATTTGTCGAGTAACTCGTCATTGGATTCAAATTGTGAGATCTGCAGTGGGGCATAATCACATTCATGATCACCTATTCCTAAAAACATTACTTGAGGATCCAAAACACCTGCTTCAATAATGCCGGACATCATAACAGGCAATCCCTCTTTCACTAAGTGATGAGGAATCATACCCATAGAACCGGTAACATCTAAAGCAAATATAATTGGAACAGAATTTGGATGGTCTTCGGAGTCGCGAGACTCACGAATGCCAACACCATTGGGATTCATCAAAGGATCAAATTTGTTCGAGAAAATTTCGTTTGCAGATTTGGTTTGATAACCCAATGCTTCAGATCTTAAAGACCTGGATTCGGTAGAATACGAACCGTGGCCCATTAGTCAACGGCCTCCATTTCGTAAGTGCCGCCATATAGACGATTGTAAGCTTTCTTGTACTCATTGAGCTTAAGAACCTCATTTCTGACGTCTACAGAAATAGAACAATACCGGTTAGCAAATTCATCAGGATTGAAGTCATCTGCCATTTTGAGAGTCATCATGTTTTCTGGAGATAAATCCAGCATGTTGACAAGAGTGCGTTTGAGTCGTGTAACCTCGCGACCTTTGTCTTCGATCTTACGACGGAAGGACATCTCACCATCTTCCAGAAGTTGTTGACCTCTGTCAGCTTTGATTTGTTTGTTACCTCTGATAACAGAGGTGTAGAACGAACCGCTTTGCAGTTGTTCTAGTGTGGGTTCAGCCATTTTGAAAAACTTTTAAGTAAAACTTATGTTTAGAAAAAGAAATTACAAATGCATGTCTCCTGTCATATTGCGACATGTAATATCGCCAGATATAGTCTTAACAGGACCATTTATGTTTTTACAGGTAACATCTCCTGATGCTGTAGTTACAGATATAACATCACCCTCAATATCTACATCCCCTGACATAGTTGAGAGTTGTTTCACGTTTCCTTTAATATGAAGAGAGTCGCAAGACTCACATGATAGAGACTCAATGTCTCCAACAATTTCAATCTTAAGAACACGTGTAGTAACAGAAGCAGTAACACCATCAACAACAACTGTGTTGCCGTTAACTGTAATATTTTTACCTGAATAGGATTGACCATTAACAGTTACAGTAGCCATGTTTTCAAAATAAGTGTAAGTAAAAGTGATTCAGTAAAATAAAAGTAATTGCCAAAATAGAAAAGACTCCATCAAGAAATAAAGTAACCTTCTTTCCCTTATGAAAGAGTTCAAAAATGATTAAAGGGCCAAATAATATAGCCTGGCTTGTAATAAGACCAAGAAGTAACCAAATCCAATAGTAAAAGTTAATAAGAGCAAGGCTCCTTATACTCTTCATATCTTCTTTATAATTATCTTTGTCCGGCAACTCATTAGCCACACTCTTAATTCCTTGATTTAAATAAATAATTGTCTTTAGATGAAAGAGTTTATAAAACTCATAGGCAAGGAAACCAAAGGCAATGCCAAAGAAAATAGCTGTCATCATATAAAAATGATTTAAGGTAAAAAAAATAAACAGAACACTCCGAAATTCCACACTTGTGCCTCGGCCATAGAGCGATCTTGCGTTACTAAGATCTCGTTTTAATTTACAAATTTAAATTTTGGGTTTGGATTTGCTGCATGTGTTCTTATCAAGCTCCATTTGTTTGTAGTTATTCTGCCCACTGGGCGGATTAAAGATTTACTTTGGATTTGCTGTTAGGAGCTTTAATTTTTTTAGAGATCTTCAAGTGTAGGTCTCTTTCTTGGCACCATTTCAACCTGTGTAGGATCTTTGGTGTATGCGTCAGGAATAACTCCATAATTAGGAGGAATCTGTCGAGGAATCTGAATATTACCTCGAGCTCTTTCAAGGTCTGCTTGAGTTTGAGCTTGTGCTCTTGCGGCTAATAGATAATCAGGAGAAGGGGTAGGATGAGCTGCTTGATATTGATCAGAGATCAAGGTCTGCAGTGTAGGCATAGTACTACGAATAGTATCACGCATACGATATGCCCAAGCAGACCAAGCACTTAAGTCGCCTTGTGTCCAATCAGTACGAGTACTTTTCTCTAACTGATCTGCCACACTTTTAATCAAAAGTTGTTCTTGTCTTGTCATAGTTGGTTGCTCATTAGGAATATACGGTATAAAAATATGCATTTCACACGCCGTCTTAAAAAGTTATTAGTAAAAATTTGGGCCCGCTTTCAGGGCCCCCGCTTTTATTCAATAACATGAGGAACAAAATATGACATGTTATTAGTAATTCGAGAGAATGTCTCTCTAATACCAATGCCACATGATTCTCCTCCAATAACCCATGATCCTAGTACGGGATACATTTCGTCGTACGGCTCAATCTCTACCAGTTCTTGATAGATAAAGCCTTCTTCTCCATACTCGCCTCCTGCTTCTTCCAGTAATACACCGTACTTCATCAATGAAACATTTGCGCCCTCTCTTGAAAAGATTGGCTTCTTGCAATAGTTATCGAATAGTGGTGATTCGGACGCTTTCAGAATATAGGGAGAGGTTGGAAACAGCTCAGATCTTTTTACTTAAAAATTAAATTGGATTTTTTGTAGTTTTGATTTGGTTTTGCTGTCTCTGAGCTTATGAAAGGGAGAAACTATCTTTCGACAGTTTCTCCTTTTTTATTTTGAAGCTTATTAAGCTTCGGTTTTGGCTTCTTCTGCCATGACTGAGTTGAACTTCTTGCCGGTGAGTTTTTCGATCATTGAAAGACCGAGAAAGTTTTCGACTAATGAACCGCCATTGTCTCCGTTGCCACCACCACTGATGATGATGTTTTCCGGAATCAATTTGATTTTACCTTCAACGATCGATTCGATCATCTTCAGTTTGGCGTAGTCGGTACCCATGGCTTGTACAGAAAGCTTGTATGCTTCAGCTGTTGATTGACCTTTTGCAAGGATAACAGCAGCTTCTGCAGTACCTACTTTACTGACTTGTTCAGCGCTGGCAGATGCAGTCAATTTGATTGCAGTTGCTTTTGCCGTAGCAATGGTAACTTCGTTGGTTGCATCAGCATTTGCTTTGATTTTGGTTCCTTCAGCAGCACCAGTTGCTTCTTGAATCTTCGAGTTGGCGAAGTTCTTGGAGATTTCAACCCCTCTTTCAGATTTAACAACTTCCGGCTGCATATCGGCTTGAGCCGTTGCATTTGCCAATTGTTGACGCTCTTTCTGAGCATCTTTCTGAGTTTCAAAGGTTTTCTTTTCCTGAGCAGCAATCTGTCTGTCAGTTACCGGCTTTGTCAATTCGATTGGAAGAACCACATCAGCGATCATTGTATCTTTCGATTCAATATGATGCACTCTGAGTACGTCACAGATGTGAAGTTTGGCCTTTTCTTGCAACTCTGCACGCTTGGTGTAGAGTTCCAAAGCTTCCACGGATTGAGCAGCATTTCTGAAATGCGAGCTAATGGCCGGTTCCAGAACCTGAGAGATCATGTTGGTAACAGATCCCAAATTGGCAATCACTTTGGGTGCATCAGCCATAGCGATATGAATGATAACGCGAACGTCCATATTCACATTGAAAGCATCAGCGGTTCTCAAAGTAATAGTCTTCAAGTTGGAGTCAAACTTATGAGCACTAGACTCATCGTTTGCCCAACTGAGCAGGATTTGTGTTGTGGGAACGATATCCACTTTGCAAATGTCCAAATTGAGGGCATGCTTGCCAGGGCCCAGAGGATCTTTCCAGATACCTCTTTTACCGTTTTCAACAATCTTGGCATTAACAGCAGAATCGGAAGTGTCTTCGCCTTCATCACCAACAAAGTTGGTTACTACAGCACACTCACCAATTTCGACATCGACCATCTTTTGCTTTTTGACGCGGGCAAACCAGGGATTGATGGCGTAGTTACCAGCCCTGAGTACAGGAATCTGCAAACCTTTCTGACCACCAGCCTGAAGAAATGCGTCAGTATCTTGGAAATTCTGATGAACTTCCAGAGGAACTTCATCGGCAGCAATTTTACCGGCTTCAGTAATAGGCTTACCTTCCAAAATAGTAACAACACCAACTTCATCAGCAGCAATCATTGTCCAATCTTCAGGTTGACTGACTTGGAACAGATTTGGATTGATACGATACACACCCGGCATCAATGCTTGAATTTGGCGACCTTTTTGACCACCGTTCTTCAAAAATTCTTCACCTTTTTCAAAGTTTGAATGATTTTGAACTTTGTCAGCCAATAGTCTGCCGTCAGGAATTTGCACTCCATCTACGGCAGTAACCATACAGATCTTACCACCAGGAACTACTGTGACCGGACAAACATTTACTTTGAACAAGTAAGTGTTGATACGATACATACCAGGAGTCAATGTTTCCACCTGAGGACCTTTTTGGCCGCCATTGGTTAGAAACTTCACACCATCTTGGAACAGGTTACATTCCACAGATTTAGCCATGATACGACCTGGAGCAATAGATGCGCCGGCAACAGCTTCAACAGTTGCGATTTGATTTTGAGCAACATGAACAGCTGAAACTACCTGTACTGTAAACAGATACGGATTGATTCTGTGCTGTCCGGGAGGAATGATGGCAACTTGTGGTCCTTTTTCTCCACCATTACGTAGGAAAGCTTCGCCATCCTGAAAAGTGTTACACGCCACATCAGCAGCCATAAACTGTCCTTGTGGAATTGATTTCCCTGTAATAGCGGCAACCAGACCTATTTGATCATCATTAATGACCAAATATTTGTACTTTCGCGCAATTTGAATAAAAGGAATCAGAAAATGTAATCCTGATCCAAGGATTTTGGCTTGTACACCAACTTCCCCCGGTAAGGCTACAGTACGACCATCAGCCATTTCCTTGCCAATGAATCGCTTTTCAATCGTTGCCATTTCAGTAGCACCAACGTTCACAAAAAACTTAGATAAAATCACAAGACCCAGCAATGCTGGAAGTACCCACCAGAAGGCGAGTATCGCACTTAATGTTGCCATAAAGCTTAATTTGGTTTTGGTTTATTGGCTGTTTCTTCCTAAGGTTCGCCATTGTCCTCAGTGCTTATAAAATCAATCTCACTCAGCCTTTTACCTGTCCATCCAGGTTATTCTCCTTTAGTCTATTTACTAGTGGCGAGGGAGGTAGCCAACCGTCTTAGATTGACTGAGTGAAATTGAAGTTTTTGCCCAAGCTTGTGCTTGGATCCCAAGTGAATAATCCTTTAGATCGGACTTGTCATAATTTTTTGGGATTTGCTGACGCCACTAAGTAGGATTTTCACCTACATCAGAGATTTACACCTCTAATAGATTGAGTACTTCCTGATCCATTGCTGCTAGGAAGAGCTCATCTGATGTTTTCGGGATAGAAGCTTGATGCTCCACACCCGTTAGGAAGCCGAGTACTGCTCCATCAAATCCAGATAAGTGGAAGAGATTGGGACAGTCAGCAAATTCTTCAAATGCAGTCTGTGAAGCTCCATAATGTCCATTAGGAATATCCCAAAGAACAACACGGAAATTGTCCACAAATTGATCACTGAAGCCTTGCTGACGCAATGCTAACAAGAGAGCCTTAAAGTTTCCTTCTTGACGAACCCCGCAATTGTACACATACGTAGGATCAAAACAACCATCTGTCATACAAAGGATGCCAGTAGGAAATTCTGATTCAGCTACGCCTTCCTTGAGAATGTCACCGAAGTGTTTAGCTACGGAAAGAAAGTTAGTGTTTCCATTAAAGGAACGGTTTGCGTTAGCATACTGTTCCAATGGAGTGTTGCCTTCCCACACCTTTAAGACGGTTTCTCCAGAAAACTCAAGATAAGCTTTACTGAATTTACCTTCTAAGAGATAAGAAAAGTACAACGCCATAGACTTGGCACATACATAAGCCGAAGCTTTTGCGCCAATTGCCTTTGACTGCATCGAACCGGATGTATCGATTACGCCAATAAAGCCATTTTCACCAGGTTTCAGACCTTTCTTTCCAACTTCAACAAGCTGCATGAATTGCTTGTTGATTGTATCAACTTGATACCTGGCGCTAGGCACGTTGGTACGTGCTAAATCACCAAGTGGAGCAAACAGTTCATAGGGATAACCAGTGAATTTCAACACTGGTTTAGCCGCAATGAATTCTTCATACTTTGCCTCAAGTTCATGATTCTTGAGGAATTTCCCGGAAACCATTTGAGAAAGAGCGCGTCCATGTACCGAATTGAAATCAATTGCAAGAAAGTTTCCTTGCGAGATCAATTGCTGCCAACTGTGTGCTGTTCCTGAAGATTTAAGTTTCCGGTACTTTTTGTACGTAGTACCTGTTTCATCTTCCTTTACACCATAAAGTAAAGAACATACCCATTTTGCAATAGCTGAATCAGCTTCCGCTTCAACAGTATGACAAGCTGAGCCTGCCTTAATTTGAGGAAGAAACTTCTTTACCAATTCACAAGTGCTTGGATTCTCTAAACCAGCCAGAATTAACTGACCAAATTTGTTCCAATCTAACACCCGGCCGTTCCAGCCGTGATGCTGCAAATCAAAAGACAGCATTTGAATGATGTCTTTCCATGAGCCGACAGATATGAATAAGCTGACATTCTTCCAGAAAGTATCTGGTGCGTTGATAGCTAACCAAATCATTCTGTATATTCCTTCGTGCTTTAAGCCTTGGCCACGTTGAGTGGTTGAGGTCTTCGATCCATCTTCCAACTGAATTGTCCGAGTGATCATACGTAGGTAATAAGTGAATCTTAAAGCCAGATTTTTGTCTTGTGCCCAGAGAGTACTCATGTCAACACAAATGTCAGCATAAGATCTGGGCTGTTTATAATTACTAACTTTGCCAAATTGATCAACAAAATTAGAGCCAGTAGTTGTTAACTTAACAGCTCCGTTACCCAGAGCAGTTGTTTTTGCAGATTGATGAAGACCTCCTCTTAAGAAAGGATTTGTGGTTTTCATCGTCGATTTCGCAGTAGTCTGCGCAGATGCAGAACGTTGTGGATACAACGTTGTTTTTTTGCTGTCAAACATCTTTATAAAAATTAATGATTAATTTTTGTTGTTGTTGTTATTGCTGTTGTATTGAGAAACACTTCTTAATGCTTCCAATTCATCCATTTCTTTCCCAACTTTAGCTGCAGCTACTGCATCAGGAGCTACACGCTTTGTCATGAGAATCACACAATCCATTTCCACGGAGTCATATGCTTCTTCTTTTGCTTTTCCTGTAGGCAATGCGTCATACTTTGCTAAGTCTTCACGTAATTTGTCTAAGATATCTTCTTTACTAAGAGATGCTGCTAAGAGCATCATCAATGGTCCAATATTCGGCATTTGTGTTTTTATTAAGGTTATCCAATCAATTCGGCAAGGCTCTCCTCAGCTCGTTTAATACGAACAAGTTTTCTTTTACAGTGGCCTAACATAATAGCCATCTCTCTCTTTGTAAACGTTGACTCTAAAGCTTCAATTTCTTCAGACAGTGTATCATACTCTTTTTCCATGTATGTACTATCCCTCTCATCACCACCAGGTATACGATTGCAAGCTTCGTCTACACTATCAGCTTCATGATTATAAGGAAATTGGTGCGAAATAGAACTTTCTACTGCATGAATAATCTCAAAGTCAGACTTATCTTGATTATCTAATACAGCATCAACAAGGACCATAGGATCCATTTTATGGCTGACTTCTGTCTTTCCCATATTATAAGGTTATAATTTAAAAAAAAATAGGTTTCATTTGTCCACCCCGAAACCTCCGACGTACAATACGTGGAAAACAAGGACACTTCACATTGTGCACGAGCTCATCAATGTTAGAGCTAGACAAGAGATAAGTTTTAACGAGAGATCTACACCATTTCTCGGTTGCCACATTTACTAACGTAGCCAACGGATGCTTTTCTACACACATCACTGCCGGGAATGAGATATTCGTCGAAGGCTGGGCAACTCGCGCAATGCAAGACCAACAATCACGAAAAGAGCTCTAGCAACAACCGTCAACAGCCGATGCGGTGTCCTGACCCATGCAAACGTAGCCAGCAATAAGGAAATTGTTCTGGCATTTAGACGTGTATGAACCTCTGAGTTAGCATACATCCAGGTGTTTAACCCACTTACTAGACGAATCCAGTAAAGACTCTTAACTCTGCAGTTTAATTTATAACTTCTGCAGTTCGTTACAGGAACCAATTCCGATTCTTTGTTTCAACATTAATTCTTTCAGAATCAACAGCTTTTACTTCTCTATCCCCCGCTGTACTATTCTTCCCACCTTCGGCAGGATCTAGTCCATCAGGATCTAAATCAATATCCTCATTATCTGAGTCTGCTGAGCCATCAGAATCTCCGTCGCCACTATCATCAGAACTTCCTTGACCATTGCCTCCACCCTTTTGAGGTTCGAAGTAGGTTTTATCAATAATTACATCCCATACTGCTTCAGTGGGATCCACTTCGCCGCAGTCTTCTTCATCATCAGTAATAGTTTCAACTTCAACGCTCTCCGCCTCAGCTATTACTGGAAAAAGATTTTCAGCTGCTTCTGGATGTTCTTCCATGAATTCAGCATGAGTGCATTCCGTATTTATCGTAGAGTGAACTGTAGCAATTTCTTCAAAAGAAACATACTCATATTCATTTAACCCTGAGGCTTCTTCCATCATACTCATCTCCTTAATCCAATTTTTAATATTTTTGCAACCATGTCATTACCCTGAGCACTAGAATTAGGTAACATATTACCTCCAATGACATCATACATAGGAGCTAAATCCTTTATAATCCGATCTTGGTCTAAAAATGTTCCAATAGATTTCTGGCAACCAGAGGCTGAATAGCCATTAAAAAGAGTGATCCTAAAGAATTCTGAATGCGATGCTGCTAACACCGCTTTCATGTTTAATTTCTCACAAGATTGAGCAACATTTGCTACAACATAACAAGCTCCATTATTAATGGCCCTTGTATCTGAATCAAACATATCAATATTAACACTAATGTTCATAGCCTGACACATCATAATAGTCTTAAGTATTCGAACAAAAGACTCTGTATAGTTTCCTCCAACAAAAGTTCCTACCTGAAATGCCATATTAAGCGTTTGCTTCTTAGCACCAGGTTCACTTTTCTTGAATATCTTTTCATTTTGCATTGCGTAATGCGGGATCGATAGATTTCCTACGAATCGATTTAATTCGAATTGTCTTTTAAGAGACTTTCCTTTATAAACTAATTCTAGAAACTCTGGATCCATGGACACTTCCTTTTGTGCTCTTTCAATTATCGCCATTTTTGTTGGCGTTAAGATTAATCTTTCTTGAAAATACTGCATAGCTCCTTCTCGATAATCATCATATCCCATACCCAATCCATGTGGATTAACTGCACGATCATCATAATAGAAAATATCTTCTAGACTAGAAAACCTCAAGAACCTTGAGCCACTCGGTAATGTTTTGTACTTAAAGAGTGGCTCTTTTTTGTCCTGATGTTGTTCTGCCATGAGTATCAAAATTAGTTGTAGAACCTACAGTTTCATACTTAATCGTATAATCTCTCATTTCACCCATCAAACTCTGTTGATCAGACTTTAATAAATCTTGAGCAATCATTTCAACAATCTGATCACGTGTCTGACGACATCTGATTAAGTTTGAAATATCCTCAACATTTCTAGTTGATAAGTAACTGCCAAACTTCTCAAGTCTTCCTCTTAATGACATGGCAAATTCATAGTTATTAGCCATGACATGCTTTTCAAAGATTGTGTGATAGCCAATAAAATGACGGCAGAATCTAAATCTATCCATCAAGGCCATATCTTGAAAGTCTCTACCAGAATACTCTACAGATCCTTTACCCCAAGTGTTACCACACATAATCAAATAAAAATCTTTATGCTTTTTAGCAATGGGCTTATCATCCCTATGAGGAATAGAGATAAACTTAGAGTTATCTGCTACACCATTAAAGAACAGGGCCATATCACCAGACATAGCATCATATTCATCCACTAAGAAGATACCACCACCTTCATAAGCTTTCAAAAAGACAGTTTCCAAATAAGTTTCTGATTGTGGTTGTTTATAACCAAGCAAATCATGAACAGAAGAGTCTCTTGAACAAGAGTATTTATAAAAAGGTAAATTCAAACGGTCTGCAATTTCTGCAACCATGTAGGTCTTACCAGTTCCAGCTGGTCCTACTAACATAGCTTTATGATTCAATTGTAAAGATTGAACAACATCAGCCATTTTGGGATGATCCATTTCTTGGATACTAACTTCCCTTTGATCCGGCATTACAATCGTTGTATGCCCACGTTGGATCTCTGCTATTAAAGCATTTTTGATTTCTGGAAAAATCGAAGCAACTTGTCCTTTATAAGATTCAAGTATTGCTTTAAGCTGCGTATTGTAGCCCGTAGTCAGAGTGGTATGATCAGCCTTAGCTTTATCAAGCTTACTCTGAAACATAGTATTAATCTCTTTAGACAAACGATCAAAGTCAAAATGCGGAGCTTCAGGTGTTCCTGTAACTGCAAACGGTTCTTCATCTTGAATATAATCCAATGGACCAATTTTCCAGTTATCAACAACCACTACTTCACTATTACGGCAAGCGCTGTATTGAGAGTTAGGAAGTCTTTTACCTAATAAATAGTTCATTTTCTTCTCAGAATTCCAACCAACTGGCATTCCTTTTGCTACGTCCCAGCGCCCTGTACTTGTAAATTCTTCTTGGTTCTTTAATCTCCAAATTTTACCCATCTTTCTGTGTTTTCTAAGGTTGTAAAAATAATCAGCTAAACTTCAAATTATCGGAATTATTCAGCCGAAGCTTATTACCGAACTTGGTGCACTCATCATTGCGATTGTAATAGGAAGTGAACTTGCTGTTTCATTAAGTTTTATTTGTTCTTGTGAAGCTGCCACTTCCATCCGGTAAAATACTTAAATATTGGCAGAATACTTAAGATAGTAAGAATTGGTTAAGTTCTCACTATAAGGCATCAAGGACAAAATCTTGTTTGATAGTGCCCTTAGGAATGTAAATAATGTACTGATCCGAAGGAATATGATCAATAGCGAAAGCATCTTTAGGAGTATCTCCTTGCTTGTAAGTAATGATATCAAAATGAGGTTTATCTGTAGTTTCCCTAAGAGTTACCTCACCCCAATTTAATTGTTGACCCACAATGTCTTGACCACTTTTATAGTAGAAGGTATAAACCATCTGACCATTAATAGTTCCAGACCCTAAGAAGAATCTACCTTTTACTTGACTTACATCTTGTAAAGAAAGTATTTCATACCTAGTTGTCTTTTGAACGATAGTTCCATCAATCCAAATTCCAATTATAAAACCTATAATTAGAACAATAATAGCTGGAACACATCCAATTTCTTCTACAGGACTGCAAATAGCAACACAGATAAAGAAAATAATCACAGCAATAATGCCGACAATAATCATCGTCCACATACTATTAATTTAAGTTTAGTGTAATCCATATTAAATAATAGATTTTTTAGGAGGTAACTTAGTAGATTTGATATAAGCCATTGCATCCTTCAAGAATTTCTCTCGGGATTTGTATTCAATCAATTCATCCCAATGAAAAGCACTGGAATTATAGTCAAACAATACAAACAACTCATCCAAAAATTGAAAGAGTTTACGAGCTTGTATGTCTAAATGGGTCACTTGTCTGCATGCTGACATAGCATCCAATTCAGGATGTCTACGGAATAATCCAATCATTCTTTTCAGTTCATGCCGATACAGTACAGGTCGATTAGTTAAAAAACTATACAGAAAAATTAATGCAATAACACATAACGTAGTCCAAATTGGATTTTCCATAGTAATTATTTATCCCAGTCATCATAAGTTTCTTCAAGTTGCTTGATGACTGCAGAGGGTTCAAGACCTAAGTTAGTAAACACATCAGTAAAAATCTCCACAGGTAGTGGAGAATCTAAAATCTTGTTCAAAATTTCGTCAAAAGGATTCATGTTTTCAGTTATAAGGTTAGGTAATCCTAAAAGAAATGTTCATGTATTTCTTTAGGCTTTTTTTCTTGTACATTTTTGTTTTGCAATTCTTTAGGAAGTTTACTTCCCTCAAAAATAAACGGATCATGCTTTTCTTTCACAAAGCTAGAGCTCTTGCTCTTATCTTCTTGTTTCATCTTGTTAATTTTTAAGAAGAGAGGACAACTACTCCTTAGGCCACCTCATAGGGCCTAAGCCACATCCGCAACCACGACCTTGTCGTCCTCTCTCTTATGTTAAAATCTTACTTGTTGATAGGATGGTGGTAATAAACCATATTGTGGAGGAGTCTTTTGGAATACTTCACAATTAGTTCTTTTACAAAATTCACCAAACAATTGCTTGAGTGGGCCATCCATGAGAAGATCCTCCACTTTCTCAACTCTCAACATAATTTCTGTTACCAGATCTTCAGTTGGAATTTCAACAAGTGCAAGTTTTTTCTTTGACTTTTTCGTAGCTGTAGTCGCAGAACCACGAGCTTTTGCTGCCATATCAATAAAGTCATTGATGTAGGCAGTTTTACCTGTAAAATTATAATAAGGCACACCATGCTTCGGGCGAAACTTGGCAATATACCCTGATACAATTAAAGCAGGTTGCACAGCTTGAATGTATGGACAACCAGCACTTTGAAGCATCTTAGTTAGAGATTTAGCATCAAAGTCTTTTTTATCCAAATTAGAAAGGAGTTTAACAGCTGATGAAATTTGAAAAGCTGTTGAAGAAGGGCTCTTAGTCATTTTGTTTTAGGTTTAATTGACAAAAAGTTATTTATCAGTGATCAAAATTTGCTGAAGAAACGGCACTTGTTCAGTGCTTAAATTAAATTCATTTTTGTAACCCAACTCGGTAGCATCACTTGAAATTATAACAGAGTTATGTTTCAACATCATGTACCAATGAAATAAATAGTTAAATAAGTTTAGTAAATCACGTGGGTTATTTGTGATTCGCATACAGATACCAATAATAGTGTCTTGGGCACCACTTTCAATCTCATTAATCATTTTGATAATGAGGCTTTCATAGTTTGTTCGTTTTTCAATCAGGTCCTTTTTTGTCATAGGATGTTAAGTTAGATTAGGTTCCTCCCCTTTGATATTATCTCCAGTTCGGAACCTAAAACATTATTTCAATTGCACCTCATATCCAGAGTCTAATGCAATCGACAGAAATTCTCCGCCCACAATAGAGAGGCGTTTAACATAATTCTTTCGAATAAGTTCCTGATAATGATTGGTTACAGTTGGATGAATTGCAGGTCGAATCTTTACAATCAGAGATTGGTCTAAACCAATATGACACATAAGAGAATCAACTAACAGTTCATAATCCTTTGCAATAATTAGAATGGATGGCGACATATATTTGTGTATTAGGTTTCAAAGAAACCTCTACTTGCCTTCGCAGGTTTTCAAGGTGGGCAATCATAAATCTAATAAAAACTTTATCCATGCTTCTCACACGTTCTTTGTCTGCTATTTCCGCACGATTAACATACTCGCTTGTATGTATTACGCCTGTTGCAGATTCCCTATCTAATAGGCGACTAGTTGAACTAAGTGTCCAACTAGGTAAAAGTTCTTGGTGCCAGCCATCCTTTACCAAGGGATATTATGCTGTCAGTTGCTGCCGATAGTCTCGAGTCTAGGGGCACTCGCTTTTTAACTTTGGGTTGGTTACCTCTCAGTGGTTGTTACCAAAAACTTTTATTTCTTTTTCTTACAGCCATCACGTTTAGAACATTTCCAACATTCGCCGTCATCACAATCAGGATCTTCATTCTCATCTTCATGACCTGCAAGCTTTGATAACATGTCTAATAACTCAGGAGGCATATCTCTGCTAGAGATAGAATGGACTGAGGATTTTCTTTGTCCCATAATACTAGCTACGAATTGATTCAGACTAGATTTACTTTTCCTTGGGTCAGGAATTTTGCCAGCCTCAATTAAGAGATGGAAGTTAGCTAATGCTAATTCTCTTTTTGTTGCCTGGTCTTCGATACGCTCAATTACTTCTGAAACTTTGCCATTAGCATCCAAAGCAAATCTCATAGATTCACCTGTAATTCCACAGCTTTCAGAAGTCCCTTCTAAAGAATGGTTATAAGGGCACACTTCTTTTAACTGTTTCTCAACAGCTTTTACAAAGTCAAGCCCTTCCAATCTTTCATTGAGACAGATTTTCATAATTTCATCTCTTACTGTCATGTGTTTTCCAATTAAATAACATATTCTCCGCACTAAGTTTAGATTACATTTTCATGTTTAGTACTGTTTCCAGAATCTAATACCAGCCCCACTTTCGTTGTCAAGGATTACTAACCTTGATGAGGTGATTTCGTTTCACAACGCCATCACGACCTAACCTTTTGTATATCATAGACAATGCCTATGACAATTGAAAAGCAATCTCACGATTGCACCTTATAATTGAAAACACAGAGATCATTCAGATGTTACTGTTTGAAGTCTACTATGCACTTGTTTTAAGTAAGCAATAGTAAGTTCAGGAACAAAGCTTTCTTTGAGCTTTGATTCAAACTGGTAACGATTGTGTTGTGCCGCTATCCACAACTCGCTTTCAAAGCAATTTAACTCAATAAGATGCTCTTTAGGTAATAAAGGCACAAATTTTGTATAACGGTATTCTATGTTGAAAATTTGATTTGCATCATCAGTCCAAATAGAGATCTTGTCTAAGAATTTGATAATTTTAAACATACTTAATTGTTTACAGTGTAAAACAATCCATAATAGCAATCAACATATACACATATTTCTCCTTTTGGATCTTTATATGCACAAGTAAATACTGCCTTGGGAAGGAATGGTTTATTACCACTAAGTTCAACAGCATTTTGCTGATGTAAATCAGACAAACACTCATCAAGATTTTTGTATTGACCAAGGGCTATTAGCCGAGCTTCAAAGATTAAACTTTTCATAGCTTAGCAATTTGTTTCTTTAACCACCTTTTTCTTGGAGCCACTGAATGTTTCTTCCAATAGAAAGCATAGTTCTTAGCATTATCCCAATCACGTCTTTGAAACATACCATCTTCAACATAATATCGAAGCATGTACCATCTTGGAGCATGATCATATATTACATCAAATAGAAAGTTTGATTCTTCTGGATCAATATATCCTTTGCGACATAAAGCATGAATTAATGAGCATAATCCAGGACATTCATTTGCAATCATATCAACGTTGTCTAACAACAATTGAAATAATACTTTTGGAGTATTCATACTATATGATTTAGGAATTTATACCATTTAATTCTTCTCTTAAGCCAAGCAATTCTGGGAGCTTTCTGACCCATGGGCCAGTAATAAGCAGAACCACGTTGATCAGATGCACGTTTTGTAAACCTTTTTGGTGCGCCATACTTGTGAATATAATGATACATCTGCATTTCTTCTTTAAAAGTAAATACATTAGCACCTTTCATATTAACAACTAACATGCACAATCCAGAGGTAAAAAGTTCACCCTCCTCAAGTTCTTTAAGAACCAGCTGCAATAATTCTTTAGTATTTTTCATGATTTTATAGATTTTGTTCAATATACTTCACTAAGTCCATTCGTGTTGCACCATGTGACCACACAAATAAACGATTTTAATGAGTTCTGGCACAGAGCTCTTTCGAGGTCTCTGACTTTGAGGAGGAGCTGGGATTCGAACCCATGTTTAGCTCGCGATGCCCGTCCTAACCACTAGACGACACCCCAACCAGAATTTTTTTGTTACTGGGCACAGCTAGCTTGCGCATCGCTGACTTCTATGAGGACTTCCTTAGATATAATCTAAAGACGCCCAACCTGTAACTGCAGTTTTTCTCCTTGCTTAGGGATACGACGATGATCACGTCCTTTCTAATAGTTAAAAGCAAAAACAAATGCACTAATGCAGGTATGAATTGACACATTAGATTACATTTACTTTAGTACCACACTTCCTAGGTTATGATAATATTTCCACCTTTTCACCCTCAAGAGAAGGAATTCATAGGCTCTCTTCAAGTTGTATCTACTTTGCTTTATAGGTCCGACTCTTGCGCAAATCCCATCATGTGGGCAGGGCTTGTTACGGATTACAAATCCTCATGGTTTAGAATGCCATAGATTTGTAAGTTACGAGTTTCACGCACTTCAACCTGGAGTGGTTGTCATAGCAGCTAGCGCAATAAGTCCCTAAAAGCTGCGTCGGGGATTTATGCTCTCTCTATTGTCTACTGAGCCTAGTGAAGCTAGCAGCACGCTAAAGAAAACAATAACAATAATCTGACTCCCTTGCCCCGTACGTGCAAGAGTTACCCTACCAGATAGCATCCTTCGGTCCGCCATGGAACTGGTAGTAATTGTTATAATATTGATTGACAGACAGGATTTGAACCTGTGACCTCAACATAGACCAAACTCCTCAAGGATTTTGTCCATGTTGCACTCTAACCAAGCTGAGCTACTGTCAAAAGGTGCCCACGGATACGATTACGCGGGCAATAGTGTGCATTCATCATCCTCGTTAGAGGTATGTAGATCTTACGATCCTAAGGCTAGCACTGAGCTGTTTTGATGATGTCCATCGGGCTGAGCCCACGAGTTTTTAAAGTAAATTCTTCCACCTAATAAGATACTATCTGGAAAGGTGAATAACAAACTGTGTCGATTTTGCTTTATGAGGAAAGCCTCATTACGGCATGATACTACGTAGGTAAACCGGCTCTGATGAAAATCACATGATGTGGAATTCACTCGAGATTGGGTTGAGTCCAGGACAGTTAACTTGCCCTCAATAAACTCAAGTTGAAAGTTATTGATTGCTGGTGACATATCAATTGTATGATAATCATAAGCATTAAACAACTCCATGATTTGAGTTTCGTTGCTTTTTTGAGATCTGCATCCCACTAAAGCAACCATGGCTAGTGTCAATAGAACGCCAGCCATGATTTTGAATTGTGTCTTAGTCATAGTATTAAACGATTAGTCGCCTTCATCCACTGAATAATACAATCTCCGAATTACATCACAATACACGTCCGACTTAGCACGATCCGTGTGATAAGCCACTGTGAAGTGTGCGCCCGCTGGCATTGTGAAGTTATCAGAATTTAGCCAACCAAGATCTTTACAACCTTGTAGCCTTAGGTCACGAATACAGTCTGCGTAACTAGAATATTGTCCAATCACCACCTTGGCAATTGTCAACACGGATTCATCAATAGTTAGTTCGCTCACCTTGTACATACGAGAGGTATACTTATTCGCAGTATCTACATAGAGTTCCAATTCGTAATCACCTGATTCGTTAAAGGAAAATGATACAGATACTGCTGCGCCTGCACGAATAACACCTGTTAAGGTATCATTGATTAGACACTTAGTACCATGAAGGCGATTCATTTCGCCAGTAAGGACACCAACAACGCGAGCTTTGATGTTTTCAAAAGTAGCACAAGTAAAGTGTTCTTCAATTGTGTTACGCATCATTTCTTCGCATTCAGGGTGTTGGATAAAGAGCAGATGCAAGCGATTAGCTGCATTATACTCTTTCATGAGTTCTTGTTCAAGAGGGGTAAATCCAATCTTAATCATATAGGCAACATGTTTTAGGTTTGAAGTGGCAACTAAAAACTGCCGGTCATCCAAGGATGGGCTCATGCTAAGCGCACGAGATCGATGGATGACTACAGCAGCTGGTCCCGGCTTAACGGTGTCAGGGAGAGGATGTTTAGACTCGTTAGAGAATGTTAATCGACTGCCAAACGCATTGTGGAGATCGGCGCAAGTAAATGGGCCACCACAGGTTGTTGAGAATTGCTCGCCACATATCAATCATGGCCACCGCGAATTTCGTGGTCTTGTCCATCCCAAGAATGAATTAACATTACCCAGAATAATCCAAACATGATAGTATCTCAACAAATTAGCGCATTGGGAATCACACCGTTCCATCTATCCGAGTCCGAGCTTGCAGCGCCGGTGGTTTACAATGGTTGCTGTTTTCTAAAAACTAGCTTAAAAGTTCATCACATAGTGGTGATATTGCGTACTACTTAATTGTCTGAATTAGTATATATGTCAAAGACATACTTTTAGATAAGGACTTATCCTAAGCCTTAAATCTACCGCTACAATTTAATACGTTTCGTACCTCATTCTTACTATGTGTAGTTGCGTACAACTAAATGAGATTTCTCTCTCCATACTCCACGCTCTGAGCTACTCGGCTTTAGCAAAGTATCTTAGTGAAGTGATCCAAGGCGAATCGTCGTCAGACTTCGTGTCTTGATTAATTGTGGAGAGAAATGGGAATGGGTAAGGAAGGTGTCTTCAGACCGGACTTTAATACATGGAGCAATAGGATGCCATTAACTCCACTGCCGACAAATGTAGCCCCATCCCGAGCCTTTTTACCTCTATCAGTGTTCACCACCACTACGTGTGTGTTTGCCCTACCCAAGAACTAGCTATTTAACCAATCTCTAGTATCATTACCGTACTCAATATGAGCATACCCAGTAGGACTTGAAAATTAGCACTAAACTATCTAGTTCAAATACTGCCGACTTACACGGCTACATCACGTTCTTCATTCATTTCATTCAAAAATATTGTTTGCGCGTGTAGTGTTCTCGACGATTGGATGTTGTCGTATGAGCCTCCTGTAACGCATATTGCGAATAAAGATATTTGGCACTCAGCTAAGACCATTTATCACCAGGATTGTTTTAATGTATAATTGCGTTATAGACTTTGAGAGCCTTAGGCAAAGAGTGTGTTCTGTAAACAGCAACGTTATCCCTCTCAACAACTAATATTGATGAGAGCTGACGGAATACATTGATAGAATTCAGAATGATGATTCGAGCAGATTTTGTTGTCTTCATATCTATAACAAAAGCATAAGAGGCAACGATAGTCTCACTAGTAAAACCTGTGAGTTCTTTGATATGAAGATTATTGAATTGTTTCATGCTACTTGAGTTCTATTTTCTTAAGTAATGAATACTGGTGATATAACGCGTATACCCAGTCTAAATTCACATTATAGGCTTTCTTTAACTCTTCTCTAAGAGCTAGTTTGAGTTCAGGCGCATTTCTCAAGCGCTCGTAAACTATTGGATCCAACAGATCTTTGATTTCTTCCAAACCTTCTTCAGGAGTCTTAATGTTGGACTTCGGATGATTAGTCTTTATGACTTTTATCTCAACATCCGTGAGAGTTCTGACCTTTTGCATTGTAGAGTATTATTGTTTAGTGAATTGGAAAACTCACCGCGTTTCACAACGCGATGAGTGGCCCTTTTGTTCATCGTTCAAATGTACAAATAGATATTGAGGTAAGAAAATGTTTATGTTTTCGGAAATGTGCCGTTGAGTCGATACACTCATCTATCATTGTTGCCTGCCAGTCATGGGGAAGCAGACTCTCGTTATAACGTTTCCGTGCGTTCAAACGAGATCACTTATCGATAAGACAACAATAGCATTTGCAGTCATTGTTACCAAATAAGTAGTATGTGGTGTGTCCTATGGCTTCAATCTTTTGAAGGTTCATACCATGAGGAATACACTTGTGCGCATAATTATAAGCATCAACTTTACTAACGTAAGTATGCATCTCACAACTCTCAACTTCTAATGGAGTAAAGAGTGTGCTAAGAGGCTTAGTAAGATCTTCCACGTTTACAGTGTTTACCATGCTTTTGCCAAGGCTGAAGCTCACGAAAATTATCATGAGATACATCATACAATGGAGGCATCTCAAGAGGTTCCATTCTGTGAGTTGATAAAGTTCTTCTCACTATGGGTGCAAGAGCTGGTTGCTCTGTGATCTTTCTTAATGCAAGAGCGTCTTCATCAGACAAATCAGTATTATTAAATGCTACTTCATCGTCTATAAAAATGATAAGAGGCTTTCCATCTTGAATTGCTTGTAGGGTAGACTCAGGCACAACGGCGTTGAGTCTCCCTAATACAAGCATGATATCTTTTGTATCTGATTCCATGGCTATTTTTCAACAGGAGGAATAGGATAACAAGCACAGAATCTGTATTCAAGCTCATCTTTACTCTTTTGATAAGAGACATACATCATTCCGTTAAGAGCTTCTTCTTTTTCGAAAATTGCATCCTTGCCAAAGGTAGATTCTACTCTGGCCAACAGGGATGATTTGCTTTGATAACGATTGGCCAAACACTTGATTTTCTGGTTGTATGAGAACTGAATGGCATTACCAAACATTTCTTCCGTTGTTTGATCCAAAGTTTTGACATCATTGCCAAGAGCTTTGTGCAAGAAGGCTGAGACGTTATGGAAAGCAAGATCAGATTCTTTTGAGATCCTTGCATCAAATACTTGAAGCAAATCTGCCAAAATAATCATTTCTTGAATGTTCAAAGATATGGTCTGACCTAATAGGCCTTCACCGATTGTTGATTGTACTTTCACTTTAGCTGAGTTTAAGTTGGTTGATAATATTTTTACTTTGCACTCAGTTATGCTGAGTTTTCAAGTTGAGCTGCTTATGTTGTTTCAAACATAGCACTAGCCTTGCGATTCTTTTTAGATTATACTGACAAACTTTTAATCAGTTATTATATGGCAACCATCCAATCATTTGTGTTCATTATGATATAGCGAATTTTATTGGGTTGAAAATGAGAGCTTGTGATTATACAATTTTTGGTGAGTGTAGAATAAGGATTGCTAGACCACTTACTCTTTTAACACTCAACCAAAATTGATAAAATTATCTATTGGTTGTTATCTTCGTCAACAAGGTAGTTTGTGATTACATACCCCTCTGTACCATCTGCAAAATTCTTCTTATTTAAAAGGAAGAACCCATGCTTGTGACTAACTCTATCCGCATCAAGAGCATATGGATAAGCATTATATTCTTGTCCATCATCGCCTTTGAGAATATTGTAATCACCAAATGTGCCAAGCACTGTGATCATACTAATAAGCTTTAGTGAATATACTATTTTTTAAGAGAGAGATACACCCCGAAGGGTGTATCCTCTTAATGCCCAAATTTTAGGCGTGAATCTTTGAAACACGCATAAATTGTTTGGCATTCCAACCAGCAGCAGAAGCTGTTTTTGCTTCTTCTTTGGTCTTCCAAGACTTCAATGTAAACTTCGGAGTGTTGCCTTCAACAATGACAATTTCAATGTCTTTGCCTTGGATGTCCACCAACATGTCAGCCAAATCACCTTCGTAACAGCTACCAATGGCAACTGACGGGAAGTAATAATTGCCTGATGTGTTCCCTTTGACGGGTTCTTTGGCGAATCCTGCTGTAGCAAAACGTGAACCACTGATGACACCTGACTTGGCAACACCTGACAAATGAACATCAACCCATTTACGGTTGTCTTCGGTGCCATCTGCACCTTTAATCATTTGTTCACGGAGTTCAAGTCTTTCAACCCGATACTTACCACTCGGCAAAGTGACCTTGCCCATGTTTTTGGTCGAACCATTGGCGTAGCCTTTGAGTTCTTCTTTTGTGAAAACTTTAATTTCAGCCATGACGCTTAATTTTTTAGATTTTGAAAATTGGATTTTGGGATTCGAACACGGTTTCTCGCCCTTTGAGGCAGGGGGTAAATGGGGAAACAGGCCACTCGTTCTCAGAAAAAATATAAAAAATTTTTTTAAAAATTTATGCACATCATGGTTATCCCAACTTTCTTTCTTTCTAAAATGGATGGCTGCCAAGATTTTTTTGGGCCGGAGGTCATTATGTATAGTTTTAGTAAGTATAGTATAAGTATAGTTAGATATCAATTTTGTTCGCCATCATATCAATTTTGTCCAAAAGCTCAATCACTTTTGTCAAAAGATTGTATCATTTTTGTCCTCATACTTTGAAACATTTACTTACTTTATTTATTTTAGAGAAGACATATAGAAAACTTTAATTCTTCTTTAGAGAATACTCTAAATTTCTTAATTTAAAAATTGATACGATTATACAATTTTATTGATACAATTGTATTAAATTTGTCTTATAATAAAAATTAAGAATGGGTGAAAAACTAAACAAACAACATATTCAGGTGCCAAATAATATGACTAAAAAGGACGGTTTAGAGCCTAAAGATTTATTAGTTTATGCGACACTTCGAAAGTATATGAATAATGAAACAAAAGAGTGCTTTCCTTCCTTGGCAACTTTATCAAAGGATACTGGATATAGTATTAATACTATTAGGAATGCAATCTCGTTACTATCCGCAGATAATTACATCTCAATTCGTAAAGACGGCCGAAGAAATATCTATAAGTTTAATCCTCATAAAAACTTTGAGCCATTTAGTTATAAGTTTCTAGAGAATAAGACTTTAGAGACAAATGAAAAAGCTTATTTAATTGCACATCAACAATTTATGATGAAGGATCAAGATGGATTTGGCAAGACTACATTTACAAACGAGCAGCTTAGTGAGAAACTAAATATTTCAGCCAGAACTATATCCAGACTTGATAACTCTTTAGTGAGGAAAGGATACCTGAATATAGTAAAGACCGAGTCTAAAGATCCAATTACAGGCCTTCATATTAATGAGAAGTTCTTTCACTTAGATGAGCTAGGCCAGGCTATTATTTGGACACTTCAGAAGCATGAAGAAGATATTGAGGAACTAAAAGAAGTCACAGAATCTAATACTAAGGATTTAAAGGTAGTATTAAGAGAGAATGATAATCTTAAATTAGAGATGGAAGAGCTCAAGAAACGAATATATCGTTTAGAGACAGGAGATTTAGAAAATAATGATGAAATATTATTATAATGGAAGAAGAAAACAAATTAGAATTTGGTTATGTATTATTGTCGGACGAAGAAATAAGTCAGAAGATTGGAATGAGTGTTCAGACAATAAAGAAATACCACAAATCATTAATAGCCAAGGGCTACCTTACTATTATTAAGACAGAAGATGGAAGTGAAATTAAACAATTTAATCTAAGGAAGCTTAGTGAACCAAATAAAGAAAATAATGAAAATGTATCATAACGGAAAGTGGGAACACTTAGCACTATATGACAATGCTTCAGAATGAGAAGAAGTAATGGCAGAACGATTAGGACCACATAAAATACAGGGCGTTGGGATTATTAATCCAATGAAGACTGCTCAGATTATGCCAGCAGAATTAGTAGATACAAAACCATCAGAAGAATTTAACATTTTATCCTTATTAGAGCCATGCAAATAGTGGAGAATAGTGAAGTCAAGGATTTAGTATTAAATCTAATAGATTGTATTTATATTGCTCGTAATCCTAATAACTATAAAGATCAATTTAGAGGTCAGAGATTTAATCAGATATTTTTACCTGCATTTATAAAACCTGATGTCAAAAAAGTAGTACTAGAAATTTTAAGCCCAACTTATGAAGTTAATGGAATTATGTTTGCACACATCTATGAATACACATCTTTAATAAGATCAGAAGTAGAACTAGTTCCTACTGATACAATTTTAACTAATTTATTATAAAGAAAATGGATACAGAGATAGAAAAGATAATTAGTGCTCTTGAGCAAGAACTAATAGCAAGAATAAGACGTAAGAGAGAATATATAGAATCTATAGAATTCCATAATTACCGCATGGCAACGCCAGAACAGAATCAAGAAATAGAATACCGTAAGGAAACTCTTGAAACTATGAACCATGTTATAACAGTTATTCTCCAATGTCTAACTCTCCCGCGACCTTATCTACTGCAGCAAAGCGAAGTAATAGAGGGCGGCGTAGTAATAAATACAGATGATTATAATTTACTATTATACATTAAATAATGGAAATACTTAGAAGTGAAACTTCAGGTGATGGGAAGATAGCAATCGTATCCCTCTATATAGACGAGTTAGATTTTGCCACAATAGTTATGGGATTAGTTAATTTAAATGGATGCGCATTTAGTAATGTATTTGTGCCAGCATCTCTTATAGAATTACCAGAGATGGAAATTATTAAACTTATGTTAACCCCATACCTAACAATTTCTTCTCCATGGTCAGAACAATTTCAATCATATGAATTTGGATCTGATTCACAATCATTAGCTGCAGCCATAGAACATGCACAGATGGAAATAGATACTACAATGAGTGTAATGAATAATGCAAACTCGTCTAGAGCATTTCCATTCTATGAAACTACTCTAAAATATTTGAGAAAAACCTTAAAATACTGTATAGCAAAATTTAAAGAATGTAATAATGGATAAAGTAGAACTACAACAAATTATTAAATTGTTGGATTTAATAGATCCTCAACCTAAAACACTAGCGTATATAGAAGATTGATATGAAAATTGATACTTCTATCAAACATTTAAAAAACATGAACCATTAGAAATCTTTAAAATACTATACAAATAATATGGAACTAGTAACTCCCAAAAATTATAAACTATTGGATGATCTTAATGATCTCCTGGAAAATGTCGGCAAACCTCGAGACTTTTTTATTACTCAAGTAACATCATGTACTGAAATAATGGTACTAGTTACAATACCACCCTTCTTTGATAGCACAAGAAAACCATCTAAGATGGTCTTTACAGAAAACTTAGAAGAATCAGAGTTTACAACTGAAGAGATTATAAAAAATCTTAATGAAGAATTAGAAGAGATGCTTAAAGTTATTAAGAAAGAGCTCTTAAAACTTATTCGAATTAATGAAGCCTTTACTATTCAAGAACAAACTAAGATAAATGACAACTTAGTAGATAATGATATACATATTAATATACAATTTGATCAATGCTAGTAGAAATAGACACAAACGATAAAGTAATTAAATTAAAATCTCTAACTACACTTACAGAGTTAAGTAAGTTTATAGAAGAATTTAATCTACAAGGATGGAAGATACAAGGATGGTGGACATCAGAACCAGCACAACCTTCTTGGCAACAATATCCTACATACATATATAATAGATCATCAACAGCATCTCCATTTTATCCACCTTTTACAACTACATGTTGTGGTGAGACTAAATAGAAAAAGCCGGGCATTACTGCTCGGCTTTCTTTTTTGGTATTAATGTTTTGGCTGCTAAACCAGCTGCAGGAACAGATAACATTCTATTCAATCCTTTAGCTATAGTATACATATTATTATCTGACGGCTGCATTATATTAAAGATTCTTAATGGAAATTCTTTGGGAGAAGATTGATAGAAGTTAAATATTTCTCTAACTTTATCAGGTGTAACTGGATCATATGGGTGCTTTGTTAATCCTTGATCTAAAGCATATTGTTGCACTTCTGCTAACATAGGCGCTCTTTCTAATGAAGGCCCTTTCCTATTTCCAAAATTAAAATAATCTGCGGCATTTTCATCATTTCGTAACTTAGTTAGATACGACTCTTGTTTTAATGTTGGAGCCTTTTCTAATTGAGTTACATTTTTTAATGGCTCTTGTAGTTCTAAGTCTTTTAATATATCATCAATAACTGTAGGCATTTTAGTATCTAAACTATTAACCTTTTGGAAAGAGTGTTCAATTTCATGTCGCATAATAGGACGAACATCTGGGTTCTTTAATATTGGACTAATGCCAAAAACATTTCCATTTCCAATTGAAGTTGTACCATGATAGGCTGGACTTAAATAACTATCTATTACAACACTACTATTTAAATCTCTAGAATCCACTCCCAATGATTTAGCTCGACGAATTCCTTCAGGAGTTCTTAAACGATCTTGGACTTCTCCAAGAAGTGTTCTTGCATTTTTAGCGGCGCCATTAGGAATAGCGGTTAACTCTTTATATCAATTAACTTTCTTAAAATCTTCTAAAGTTATTCCTGATACATCTTTAACTGGTGGAACTCGAGATAAACGAATATTAGGAACATTAATTCCAAACTGAGTATCCATATTACTTCTATATAAAGTGGCTTTAGCTTTAGGAAATCCAAATTCTTGATACATCTTAGTAACTTCTTTAGCTCCAGCCCTTGCTTTAAAATAAGAGTCAAATGTAATAGGACTTTTACCATTATCAATAGTACCAGGCAGCTTCTTTATAAAGGCAGAATTATTTAAGGAAATTTTAGTGCCAGGTAATTCACCTTTAAAGCCAGGTTTTGTAGTTTGTTTAAGAGTTGTCTTAAGGGCATCTAAACTTAATGTCCCAGCCTCTTCAACATAACCATCTACAGGAACTTTAGTCATTAATCTATTAAAAGATCTTCCTGCTTGTAAAGGTTGGCCTGGCATATTAGCATCAAAGAAATGATGTGCTGGATTAGCCATGTCTTGATATAGAATCATCTCACCTTTAGGATGAGTTTCATATGCTATAGGTGCAGAATTTACTAAAGCTTCATCATTGCCATACACCATACCACGATCTTTAACTAATAACTTATTTAACTTAGGTCTAAGTCCTTGATTTCGAGCAATAATATCGTCAAGAGTTGGTGCTACTTTATATCCTGTAAGTCAATTAGGTTTTGGATTCATTAAGAAATCTCCTTCCCCAACAACTCTCTTAGCAAGAGGATTAATTTTATAAGTATTCTGTAATAAAGATTTGCCTACTTCTCCTAATCCGCCAGCCATAGTAATAATATCAAATTCTGGATATACATTTTCTAGTGGAGCATTTGCTCTTGCCATTTGTGCTTCTTTTTCTGCAGCATAACGATCCTGATATGGAGCTTTACTAGCATCCACATAATTCATTCGTATTCCTTGACCTATAGGTGTCTTAGTTAATACTTTAGCCTCAGGTATAACAAATTTATTTGGCGAGACAATATTATCAGGCGGAGCAATTTGTCTTTCCTTTGATTTATTGATTAATAGTTTTGGCATAACTTATAATGATTTTATTTATAATCTTGTTTAATGCACAAAGTTATAACAAATATTTTAAAAAAATTTATCTTTATTAAATTTTATTTATTGGATGATATTAAATGTCACTCATGTTACGTGTAGTTTAAAGATCTCTCTTTTTTTAGAAAAAACTTAACGTAATTAGTTTTAAATAAAGAATTTTTAGATAAGCAAAAAATGTAGATTTTTTCTAAAAATAATCTCGTATATTTGTATTATAAAATTAGAGAATGATATGGAAATGATTTTAAGAAAAAATGGCTTTACAAAGGATATAGATGAAAATGAATGGACTAGAAATGACTGGACGGTAAGAATAGATGGAAATACTATGGAAGTATTTAATGATCCGGACAAGACTGTTGGAAAATATTATATTGGGCCAATTAGTAAGATTGACTTTGAGGAACTACTTAAAGACATTGATTATATTGATAGTTTAAATTAAACAATATGCGGGTACTTTCCTATTGGGAATAGAAGTGGTCTTCAAAACCACACGTGGAGGTCCAAACTTCATTATTCGGGTTCGAGTCCTGATACCCGTGCCAAGAAATTTAAATGGTATGCGACACATGATGTAATAAATATATATATGCATAACGAGATATCTCGCATTAACCATCGGGCCGCTTAGTTATTAGGCGGCCCTACTTTTTAAAACTACTTATCTATAGCGATAGATATTTTTAGTGAACTAAACAACAACTTATGAGAAAAGAAGGCAAAGAAAAGGGACGAGTCCCAGACGAACAAGTTCAGAATTTACACAGGTTTCACTGTCTGAACGACAAACAAGAAGAGTTTCGTGATGCTATTACTAGCAGCGAAATAACAATCTGCACAGGTCCAGCAGGTACGGGAAAAACGTATTGTGCTTTAGGAACAGCATTTGGATTACTTGGAAACAAGTATAAACGTATTGTAATTGTAAAATCAGTCCAAACTATTACAGGTGAAAACATTGGTTATCTTCCAGGATCTATGGAAGAAAAAATGGAACCTTATATTGTTTCTTTTACAGGTAACATAGATAAATTATTTGCCAAAAAAGGTGTATCAAATGACTTTATTAAGAAAGGTCTGATAGATATTCTCCCTATAGCTTATGTACGTGGAGTTACACAAGACGATTGTATAGTAATTGTTGATGAAACGCAGAACATAGATACCCATACATTTAAATCTTTAATTACTCGTATCGGAAGTAATTGTAAATTTATTTTTCTAGGTGATACTGAACAAGTAGATAGAAAAAAAATTGAAGAATCTTGTTTATTAAAAGTTGCAAAGATTTTTCAAGATAGTTCTGTAGTTTCAGTAGTAGAATTTGAAGATAGTGATAGTGTTAGGAATCCAATTATTAAAGATATTTTAGCAGTTTTACGAGAACACCAAATATAAAAGTGAGGAGGCAATTAATTTGCCTCCTTTTTTGTTAATATGCAAAAAAATTTCAATGACAATAACGAGATTAATTCTGTTTAAGATTTTTATTGAATCTTATTTTTGTTGTAAAATTTATTAATACCTTTGTATAAATAATAAATAGTGTACTCACTTTAAACCAACGACAATTAATGGAACACCTACTTACTTTTTTTAAACAGATTGCTGAAACTTATGGAATGACTACTGCAATCGCGTGCTTATTATTAGGAGGCGTCTTCTTTGGAATACATACTCTTATTAAAGCGTCTCCGACTTTAATTGAGAAGTATATAGATAGACGAGAAACACAACAAGCCCAAGAACATGTTAAAGCAAATCTTAAAAGAAAAAATATAGCTGCCGAAGTATCACGAACTCTTTCTGATTTAATTGTGAATACAAAGATTAATAGAGCTATACTTTTTGAATTTTCAAACGGCAGTTCAAATTTAGCAGGCTTACCTTTTTTATTTGTAAATGCTACATGTGAATGTTTTGCAGTTGGCTCAACAAGCATAGCATATGCATATCAACGAGTTAATGTATCTCTCTTTGCAGATTTTTTACTGGAAGTTGAAAATATTGGTTATATTTATATTGGGCATTCAGAAGATATTAGACTTACTTTTCCAGCTATTTATAACTTATTAAAACAACATACTTGTGGATCGGCAGTATTTTATGCTATTTATGGAGTGGATCAATTATTAGGAGTTCTATTGTTAACAGTTAAAGAAGGGCACATATTTAGTGTAGATGATGTAATAGCTAATATCGCTGAAGCATCTCAAAAAATTAGTGGACTTCTTTGTTTAGAAAATTGGGAAGAACTTGTAAATTAAAATAATGATAATGATAAATGAAAATGAAATTAACTATGGTGAATTAGAAATTGATAAAGAAAATTCAGCTGTTAGTTATAATGATAAAATGCATAAATACTGGACAAAGAGTTCCAGAGAACCTTGTATCTCAGTAACAACTTTAATACATCAATTTACAACATTTGACGAAGAGTTTTGGTCAGCTTACAAAGCATTAGAGTCTTTAGTACCTGACGCTTTTATAAATATTAAACCTGCCTTATTAAATACAAAAAGATTTCATTTAAAATACTTAGATGAAGTTGCTGTAACTGAGGATGAGTTTAATGAAGCTAGGGCAGAAATTCTTCAAGAGTGGGCCTCCAAACGTGAGGCTTCTTGTATGCGAGGGACAGCAATCCATAGACTTCAAGAATTGGAACATATGGCTGGTAATACTAAAGAATTACAACATCTTGGATTGGGTGGAAAATTTACTCCAAGATTAACGAATCAAATATGCTTAGGAGAACAAGGAGTATATCCTGAATTATTATTATCTCGAGTATCAGAAGATAGAGTTTTAAGAATTGCAGGTCAAGCAGACTTAGTTATTATTGATGGAACTGATGTTTATATTTTAGATTATAAAACAAATAAAGAAATTAAAAAGGCTTCTTATTTTGATAGAAAAACTAAGAAGTCTCAAATGATGAAGTATCCTTTAAACAACTTACAAGATACTAACTTTTGGCATTACAGTTTACAATTATCTACTTATGCTTGGATGATTGAAAAACAATTCCCAGGAGTTACTATTAAAGAATTAATTCTTGTACACTATGATCACGATGGTGGATGTACAACATATGAATGTGAGTATTTAAAGAATGACGTTGAGAGAATGTTAACATTTTATAGAAAACAAATTGAATATGATGAATTTAAAAGAATTAGGGAAAAAATTACGTTCTAAACTTGGATTACATATGGTAGGTCTACTATTAGTTATAGGTGGAACAGCATATATAATTAATCATAAAGATATTGAATATCGTAGTGATAGGGACTTAATTATTCAATTATACATGAAGCAAATTCATGATAAAGATAGTATTTATACTGAGTTAAAATTGGAACAAAAGACTTTAGAAGTCAAATTAGATTCATTAGAAAAAGTTAAACAACAAATACTTATTAAGCATGATCAAGAAATTAATATTATCCATGATGCTTCTGCTGCTAACCACGCTAAATGGTTGGACTCAATCATCAATAACTTGGAAAATTAGTACAGATGGAAAAGATACAACAATAGTATATACATTTACTAAGCAAGAGTTAATGGACTTAAGAATTTATATCACTAATCTTGAAGAAACTTCACAATTATATTATGTTGGACAAGAATCTATTGAAGCACAATCTAAAGAAATTGGCAATTTAAGAATTCAAGTTAAGAATAGAGATGAATCTGTAAAGATAGCAGAAGATGCTGTTACTTTTCAAAAATCAGAACTAAAAAAAGCTGATGCTAGAATAGAAAAAGAAACTAATCTAAAGATAAAATATAAAAAACGTGCGTCCTTATGGCCAGCTTGGCTTGGTGGAGGTACAGTAGTAGGCTTTGTTGGAGCATGTCTTCTATTACTCAAATAGCAGAAGGCTTTTATAATAATCTACTAAATAAAAAAGATGAACTTTATAAAAGTCGTATAACGATTTGTCGAGAATGTCCTTTACATAAAGTAGATAAATTATGAGGAGAGATGTGTGATGCATCTAAATATATAAATAAAGATGGAAATGTTTCTAGAATTGAACAACCTGGATTTATTCAAGGATGTGGATGTGTATTAGGAAGTAAGACTAGAGTAGATGAAGAAAAATGTATAATAAATAAATGATAATGATTATGGATAAGACTTTAAATGAAGCAAATGGAAGTTATTTTATGGGTAAGAATTTAATTCAAATGGCTGAACCTTTTGCAAAAGAGAAATTAGAATTAGAACTAGAGAAAGATAATAAGGTTAAAGAAGAGGCACGTAAATTAAAATACGAACTAGAATTAGAAAAACAAAAAGAATTAGAAGCAAGAATTCAAACTCTAGAGATGTTACCAATGGGTAATAAAGTTATCTTACTTCCCTATCCTTCTAATCCATATAAGAAAACCTTATCGCAAGGTGGCTTATTTATTGGAGAGTATAAAGGACAATTCTTAAATCCCGATTCTGGAGAGAATGATAACTTAAAAGAACTTGTAGCTTGTGCTAAAGTTATTGAAGTAGGGCCTGATTGTAAATTTGTTAAACCAAATGATGATGTATTCTATGATACACGAACAGTTTATCCAATTCCCTTTATGTCTCTTGGGTATATCCTAACTAGTGAACCACAAATTCTATGTTTCTTAAATGACAAATTAAAAGAACGTTTAAATATGGAATAATATGTATACAAACGAATGGTTATTTTTTATAACCGAAATGCAAAATAATAAAATATGATTAATGACACAAAACAATTTTTCTTACCTGGAGACGTTGTGACTCTAAGACAAGAACTTCCTAATAAACCAACAATGTTGGTAGTTCGTAAAGTTACTAAAACTATTCGAACTCAAGATGTAAAGAATGATTACTTTCAAGGCATTCTATGTAAATGATTCACAGCAAACGGAGAACTTCAAGAAAGTATCTTCAATACAAAAGATTTAATAAAACTTTAATTTTTCTTAAAAAATGGACGACACAAAGAAACAAGAATTATTTCCATACTTTGCTTATATATATTCACAACAAATGGATCCAGAGAAGTATGGCAACACATCTTCTATCGAAGAATGGACAAGCTTAATCCAGTCTAACGAAGATGATATTAATGCAATCTCAGCTGCAGCAGATAATTTATCTGACGACGACTGGAACAAATTAGATGAGCAATATACAGCTCAAACACAACAAGCTACTGCACAATTTGCTGCCAAAGGTGCAAAGTTAAAGAAACTAAAAGCAAAACCAAAGTCAAAGAAATGTGCTTGTGGATGTGACATCCTATCAAGAAAAGTTGGTGGTAAAATGGAGGAAAGATGTGCTTGTAATTGTGGCGGAGGTAAAGTTAAAAAGAAAGTGGCTAAAAAAGAAAATGGTGGATTAGTTCTAAAAGCTAAAGATGGTGCTCAAGCTCCACAAGGATTTATAGATAGAAGTAATGCAGAATCACAAAGATTACGTGCTGAACATCGTCCATTAATTGAACGTATGTTTACACCATCAATTGTTGCTGCTACTCCACAACATCAAAATCATATACCTCAAGGACCTTCTAAACCAAATGTACAGGTTGCAAGACAATTTGATAGTGTAGCTCCTTTTAATCCATATAAACCACCCATGGCCGTTACTGGTGTTAGATCTCCTATGCGTCCAACTACTGTTAATAATGTAACATTACCTGATACAGTTGTAACTGCTAAAGGAACTGCTAGACCAGGAGCATCTACAGCACCTACTTTTGGACCTGGCGTTCAAAGACCAGCCCCTCAGGCTCCTCAGGCTCCTACACAAAAATCAAATTCAGCCCCAACTTCAACTAAAACTGCACCTACTTCTAAGCCAGTTATTAAGTCAACTACTAAGCCAGGACAATCAACACAACCAACACAATCAACTCCAAGTAATAAAACTGTTCCAAATAGAGTTGCATCAACTACATCAACTACATCAACATCAAATAAAACAACTCCTGTAGTTAATAAACCAACTACTAAAACAGTTGCACCAAAAGCAACAACGAATACAAAGCCAGTTGTTAATAGAATTGCTGTAGATGCTAAGTTAAAACAGGACCAACAAACATTAAATAATTTAGGCTATAATACAGGTAAGACTGATGGTATTTATGGAAAAAATACTAAAGCTGGAATTATTGCTTTTCAACAAGCACATGGATTAACAGCTGATGGAATTATTGGGGCACAAACTAGACAAGCGATGCTTACGAATAATGCTCAAGCAAATCCTGCAACAGCTTTAGTTGCTCCCCCAATTTCAAGAATGGTTACTTATAATGATACTAGACCTATTAATCCAAATGTTCTGATGTCAACACCTAGAATAAATACTCCACAAGTACAAATTCCAAATGTATTAGCAAATCAATTAAATACTTGGCCACAAGAATTTAAATGTGGTGGTAAAGTAAAAGCTAAGATGAAGAAGAAACAATCTGGTGGAGATATTAATAAACCAAATCCAAGCGTTGATAAATGTGGTGGTAAAGTTAAAAATAGACTTAAAAAATAAGATACAAAATTAATAGTTAATTTAATACAACAAATATGAAATTTTTTATATATGATAATGTAAATGAGCAAGTAGTAATTAATAGAGAAGGAATTCTTCTTGTTAAGGAATTTGCTATATTAATGAATGAGCAACGTAATAAATGTACAGCCGATCCATTAGGAAAAAATAAAATAAGAGCTTACAAAGAATTTGCATACATTTTCCTTTTCTTTGATTGGGAAAGTCCATTCTTTAATGAGCCTGAACAAGATAGGCATCAACGTTCACTGGAGAATTCTGGATTAACAGACGAAGAATTTGAAGATCCAGAATTTAAAAGTGCTTGCAGAATGTATGAATCTATACAAAATGGAGGTATTAATATTAGAATGCTTAGAGCATGTATGTCAGCGGTAGAAAAATTAATTTTTTACTTTGAGACGGTTGATATTAATGAACGAGATGCTGTAACTGGGAAACCAATTTTTAGTTCTAAGGATTTAATTAGTAATATTAAAAATGCTAAAGAACTTGTTGCTAGTTTAAATGAATTAGAAACTCAAGTTAAAAAAGAATTAGAACCTGATAGTGGATTACGTGGTGGTACTGAAGCAGGATTCTTTGATCAAGGTCAAATAAGATTTTAATTATGGACTGAGATATAAAATTGGGTGATTCGATTGAATGTTTTGATCCTACACTATCATATGAAATAACTGGTTATAGACCTATAAACGAATCTCAAGGACTTGATTTTGATCCTGATTTGTTTCGTGAAGATGCAATTACTAAAGTTAAAACAGGTAAATATAGTAAAACTGTTTATGGTTCTCGAGGATACATCGAATTTTGAAAAGAAAGATTTAAACGATGTACTGAAGGGTTAACTATCAATGGTTATAGAATTACTGGTGATAATTATTTTTGATTAAATTTCTATAGATTAAAATCATCTGTTGAAGGAGCTAAAGCGTCAGCTGGTAGAAAGATTAGCTTCCCAATGTTCTTAGTTTTTCAATATGAATATTTTCATTATGTTGAATTATGTGAATATTTGGGAAAAGATGTAGCACTCGTTAAGGCTCGTGCCTTGGGCTTTTCGGAAATGGCAGCAGAATTATGTGCTCGACCATTTGTAACGACGCCAAACTATCGTGTGCTTGCGTCAGCCTATTCTGAAAAACATCTTAAACCATTGCTAACAAAAATTTGGCTTCAACTTGATTATTTAAATGAAGAAACTGAAGGTGCATTTAAAAGAGTTCGTATGGTTATTAATACAAATAGTCATAAGAGAGCTTCTGTAAAAACACGAGATGGAGTTGAGATGGGACATATGTCAGAAATTGAGGGTGTAATTGCCGATTCTCCAGAAAAAATTAGAGGTGACCGTGTTGAACGATTATTCTTTGAAGAAGCAGGATCTGATAAAGTTTTAAAGAAAAAATATCTACAAGGAGAAGCTTTAATAACTGTATTAGGAGGAGAGCGTGTAGGAACTAGAATTGTATGAGGAACTGGAGGAGACGAAGGTCCAGCACTTGAAGGTATTAAAGATATTGTTACTAAGCCTGATGCATATAATGTATTACGTTATAGACATAATTATACTCCTGATGGTCGCACAATAGAAACTGCAATGTTTATTCCAGCTTATCGAATGGTAATTAGTTTACTTGATAAGCGCGGATGGTGCGATCCACAGAAAGCTAAAGAATATTATGAATATCAAAGACGATTAAAGGCTGAAGATCCTAAGGGATTATTAATTTATAAAGCTGAATATTGTTTTACAATTGAAGAGGCTTTAATTCAACAAGGTGATAATATGTTTCCTCGTGAAGAATTAGCAGAACAAGCCGCTCGAATTGATATTTATAAAAATGTTCCAGTACCTATTAGAGGACATTTAATTTGAACTCGAGATCAACACGATCAAATTATTGGAACAAAGTGAGTTCGAGATGATGAGAATGGAAAGATTCTTATATTAGAACAACCATTAGTCTCAGAAGCAGAAACATCTTATAGAAATTTATATGTTGGTGGCATTGACTCCATTGATATAGGAACTGCAGACTCTACTGGAACTGATAAAAAGCCATCACAATTTTGTATAGTAATTAAGAAAAGGGTATTTGGAACTTCAGATCCATGTTATGTTGCACTATATAAAGATAGACCAAGAGATCCTAGAGAGGCTTATGAGATAGCTGCAAAGATGTTAACTCATTATGGCTGCCAAGCAGTATTAGAATCTTCGAGAACTGCTATCTTAACTCACTTTAGAGATCAAAAATTACTTCATTTATTAATGAAAAGGCCGAGATCTACAATGTCTGACGTTACAAAAGGTAATGCAAATATGTATGGAGCTCCAACAAGTCCTAAAGTTATTGATCATTATCGAGAATTAATTTACGATTTTTGTTTAGATTATTGTTATACAATTGCTTATAGAGAAATTGTAGAACAGTTGCTAGAATATTCTGATGAAAAGAAAAAAGAGTTTGATATTGTAGCAGCAATGGGTATGGCGGAATTAGGTGATGAAGAATTATCAGTTAGGAAACCTGTTGCAAGAGAACCAATTGGTAAAAAATTCGAAGACATAGGTTGATATAAAGATAGTAAAGGTTATAAACATTATGGTATAATACCAAAAACAATAGAAGAACGAGATGCAAGAACAAGAATTAATTCAGACGATTCGTGAATATATAAAGACTTGGTATAAAGCTGATTATATTGGCTTATTAACTGTAGAAAAATTAAATCCTGGATATAAATTTTCTATTGGTATTCCAAGTTATATGACACCAACTACTTTAAATATTGACTGTGAAACAGACGAAGAGTTTTTAGATTTCATATATGCAGAATTACGAAGTAGAAATTATATGAGACTAGACATTTATAAAGTAATTAGAACAAATGACTCAAAAGAAGAATAATACAGAACAAGAAATCATTGAAAATATTGATAGAGCAATTAATGAATTAGTCTATGAAAAGACTCAAATCATTAAGGCATATAATTATTATCATGGTAAACGAGATCCAGAACAATTTAGACATCTGGAAGAAAATTATGGAATTGGAACTCCTACTTCAGTAGAATTTGTTCCTCTTACTAGAAAACATATTGATGTATTAATTGGTGAATACTTATCAACACCTGTTCTTCCTAGAGTGTCTTGTAAAGATAAAGAAACATTATCAAGTATCTTTAAGGATAGACAAATCCAAGTAAATAATGTAATGGCTGCTGAATTAAATCGCCATCTAAAAACTACATTATATAGTGCTATTAATGATCAACAAGGCCCAGGAACTCCTGGACCAGCTGGCCCAAATGCAGAAGTTGGATCTAAATTAGATGAATTACAACAATCTACTGAGAGAAATTTTATTTCAGATTATGAGATTGCTGGACAAAATATTACCGATTGAACAATGCAATCAAGAGCAGTAGACTTTAGTAATAAAAGAAAATTATTATTAACTGATCTATTAATTAGTGGAACAAGTTATTATAAAGTCTTTGCTTCACCAAGTAACACTAACATTGAATTAGAAGTACTTAATCCAATTAATACTTTTATTGATAGAAATCCTGAGTCACCATACCTTAAAAAGTCTTATAGATCTGTTATTCGTCGTTATATGACTAAAGATCAGATCTTAGCTAAATATGGAAAAGATCTTAAAAGAGAGGACTTAGCTGAGCTTGAAAATTTACAAGACTATTCTGTTGATGGATCAACAACTACATATTTGAGAAGTTATGATAGTACAACTGGAAATACCATATCAGATGGTATTCTAGGTGGATTTGAAATAACTCCTCTATTGCCATTTGAACGCAATACATCCAAATATTTTAGATTGTTTCCAGTCTATGATGTAGAGTGATTAAAAACTGAAAAAGAGGGAGATAACTGAGTAGTTAATAGATATGAAGGGACTCGTATAGGAACTTTAATTTATATTACAACAGGTAAAATTGAGAATCCAATTCGTAGTATGGATAGTCCATATGAATGTGATCTATCTGTAAATGGTCTATTCTATTCAGATAGAAATGGAGATCCATATTCATTAATTTTAAAGACTGCTAATTTACAAGATAAGAATGATGTTCTTTATTTTTATAGAGATAACGTTATTTCTGAATCCGGTGGAACTGGAGATTGATTAGATGTTGCTCATCTTCCTATATTTTTAGGAGCTACAACTGCAGACAGACTTATGAAGTGAAAAGCTTATAAGAAATCTGGAATTGCATTATTTGATTCCTCTCAAGAAGGATTACCTATGGGAAACACTTCTTTTAATGGTTATGATGATACGATTAAATTAGAAACTATTCAAGCTATTGATCTAGCTATTCAAAGAAATGAAGAAACTTGTTCTATGATTACAGGTGTGTTTAAAGAAAAACTTGGTGGAATTGAACAAAAAGATGCTGTTACAAATGTTCAAGTAGGAGTTCGTCAATCTGGATATATTACAAAACAATATTATCAAGTAATGGACTTATTAACACGAGAAAT